GGGAACCCACGCACGGTGGGGGAGCGGAAAGCGCTCAATAAAAATTGACGTCCCAGACCCATGCGATAGACGGCATGGGGAGCTGGTAAGCCATACCACTGGGGGTGATGGTCGAGGCAGCTCCGGGAGCGCCAGGAGTGAACGAATTACCACGGGTAATTACGTACAGTGAAGGTTTGCACCCCTTGACACACATGAAGCGATGGTCGTCAGCAACTGATCGATAAATCATCGACCAATTCTTTGCTGCGATCTCATCTCCAACAGGGCCAAGAGACTTAACGGCCACCATAACGCAATTGTCGGGCGTCCACTGGTAAATAGTCCCAGAGGTAATGCCTGGTTCGATAGCAGGCATGCCAGTGGTATGGAACAACGCACTGGACTTGAATGGCACCTCAAATTCCACGACTCTGGTGCCACCAGGGATCGTAGCCTCCACGGCGCCGGCTCCTACGGTGAGGAGAGACGACGTTTCATAGGGTGAGGTGCCGGCGACGAGGACGGGCCACATCGGGGTTGGGTCGATGCCACCAGCGGTCTTACACAACTCGCCAGTGGACCAAGTTCCGTTAATTTCGCGGGCGGCAATGACCGTCTGCTTCGTGTCGTAGTTGGTCGTGCCAACAACCACCTTGATCCTAAAGCCACCAACCTGGAACTTGTAGCAGTCAGCAAAATGCTCCAAATAGCCTAAAGAACGGCACAAATCGGCCGCAGGGCTAATTATCTGAGAGGCAAACGAGCTGAGTGGGTACACGTACTCGGGTTTGAACTTGGAAGTCATGTTCCCGGCGCGTGTGTATGCTGGGTAAGTGGCTGTGGGAGCGGTGGCCACCAAAGTGTTGGACTCAAAGTAACACTGGGGTGTCAAGGACAGGGCGTGATCCAACACGACTGGAGCGTCCGTGGGGTTGGCCAGCCACGGTTGGGGTTGACGAGTCAAATCGGAAATGTGATTGTACATGTCGTGTACGTACGGACCGTCACCAATGACAACCGATGTCGCTCCCTCGTGAATCGGCATGAACGACTCGCGAAGGAAATCATCTCGTGGGCGAGCCTGGGCCGTGGTTGACGAGATACTGTCAGCCGGAATTAACAAGTGACCGCTCGGTTCCGCCACCTCCAGGTCTGATGCACCGGCAACATAGACCTGGAAGAAAACAGGCGCCACAGCGACGTCACCGACAGGACCGGGGGGGTTTATCATCTGGAATACCAACTGACCAATTGACTGGGTCGCGTACGGCCGGGGGAACAGGAACGGAATCGACAGTTCAAAGTCCTGCGACCCATTGATGTCTATGACCACATTGGCAACAGTCTCCAAGGGACCGGGAGCGAAGACATAGGAATTGTCTGCAAGCGGGATGAAGGCTGCACGAATACGGAATGAGTGGAACTCACTGCATGTCACGTACACCTTATACCGCAGCGTCCCGCGCCACTTCTGGAAAGGGGTGGTGACCTTCGATAAATGCGTCGGGTGAAAGAATAGCAAGTCCGAACTACCAGCAGGCACTTCCGTTTTCACGCAACGCGGGTTGACGGGAAACCTCTGAATAATGGAATCCGGCGCGTCAGTAGCAATGACCTGGAAGTCACCAAGTAGACTTGGGATGGACGCCAGCTGGGCCAGGTTCATCTCGTCGCCTATGCCAGGGGGACTAAGTCCGGGGATGACAAAAGGCTTGCGGGCCGGAAGACGAGAGAGGATGATGGAATTGTCCAAACCGGAACTCAATGGAAGTCCGGGACAAGTCACCGGCACGATGCGGGTTGCCTCTTGCAGGTTCCGCGGTAAGTCGAACCCAAGATAATACGCAACTGTGCCAACCACATCCACGATGGGGCGGGGGATGAGTGGGGTAAGAAAGTCGGCAGCGGTTTTAACAGCTGAAACGACCATGTTTTTGGCACTTTTCTCACGTTGTTCTGCAGTTGACTTGCCGAGCCGTGGCCCGCCTTGCGGGCGGATGACTTCGGCAAAGCTGCCTGCGGACCCGAACATATCAAGGCGGTAGGCATCAGTTGGGCGTACTCGAGAGCGGGGGCCAGCCCGGTAGCTGTATGAGTCAGGGGGCAGCATAGTTGACGACAACGTCGTGTTATCAGTGGGCCCGTCAAGGACCACATCAACGAATTGAGCGTAGACGTCGACGGGGATGGTGACGACCGCAGATGACGTTGAGACAGGAGTAAGGGGATTGAGCACGACGATGTCAACGGTTCCCATACATCCAGAGTCAAACGTTGCCACATCAATGCATGGGAACGGATATATCCAAGGAAGGTCAAACTCCTCGACGATGGGCTTGGACACGTCAACCAGCAAGTGTGGACCGCCGGAAATGGAATACGTGTTGACCTCAAAAGACGCCGTAGCGTCGAGAGACGTTGCCGGATCCCACCCTACTATCATGGTCCCATACAAGAACTTATTGCCGTTGACACGGATGGTGACCTTTACTCCTGCACGGAAGTAGCGGTAGTTCCGAATCTTGTCGGCAATGAACGGGATGGAGAAGAGCGCGTCTGGGAACGGGATCGAAAGTAGCGGGCTCTCACGCGCATCAGTCGTGGAGAACGATGCAGACGCAACCTTGAACGGGCGTTGTATAGCGAAGCTAGGGGCATCACTAGAACCCGTAAGGAGCGCATCGAAATAGTGAAGAGGTTCCGGAGACGCGACAGGGGGGGTCGATTCGACAACGGGGTCGATGAAGGTAGTGGTAGTGGCAGATCCGGAGATCGCCGTAGGGGTGGGGGCGGGTGTTTCAGCAACAAACCAGACGATGAACATCGCTACTGCGCACACAATTGCGCTAAGGTAGTAGCTTGCCTTGTGCCATACGCGAGCTCGCGACCGGGACACAACCGGGTATGTTCGCCCATACATGTAGCATGGGCGGGACTGAGCCGTGACCTCGATGGGATCCCAATGAACGGGTTCCAACCTCAGCCAGTATTCATCAGTCATTAAGACGGTGGTTTGTTCACGCTGTGCGGCTAACTCCATCTCTCCGCGAATGTCATCGTATGAGCGGATTTTTCCAGCCACACCTGTTGGAGCATAGACTATATGCAACTTTGCGTGGGTGCGTGCCACCATAGCAGCGCACCATTCGTAGAACTCTTTCCCATGTAAGCAGGCCTCGCGTAACATAGAACAACATCGCGCGCTGTACTGAGCACCAGTTTTATCGGCAGTGTGCCTGTGGGCTAAGCACGACAAGATACTCTGTTTGCTAAGCGGAGCCAAAACCATGATGGGACCGAGGGGGACGAATGACCTCTTTAGAAAGGTGATCTCACTCTCTTCAGGTTCATAGTCCGGGGGGTGATCTAACTTGTCGTCCCAAGTGTACTCGGTACCGTACTTGCTGGCCTCAACCTGCAGCTCACCGGGGAGGGCCCCACTCTCCGGATCGATGTTAACCAACGTGTCGTCGCCAAAGGAAATCCAATCCAACTGCGACAACACGTTGGCGAGCGCATGAGGTTTTCTAGCTCGAATGAGAATGTTCCGCATGGCAATGCATAAATCCAGGGCGACTGCAAAATCATTGATCTGCACCGTGAGATAGTTGCCTGACGGATTGCCCATGTCGACTAAATATATCATGTCGTCCACAATGCGAGATAGTACGATGAGCAGGCGGCCCAGCTTGGACGGGTTGAATGGGATTTCTCCGGGAAGTGGGTCTTCAATGAGGCTAGCCACTTGATCGAAGAACAAAGCCATCTTATCGGCCGTGATGTTGCGGTCAAGCTTCCGACAATCACTAGCCATTTTCCGCCACTTCCGCCTGAAGAACCGGCGGTGGATACGTTTCCATCCTTGAGAATAGGGATTTATGCCGCATGCGAAGTGTGACGCATCGGTCATCCCTGCATTATTCTCAATAAGGGACCTCCTCCAATTCCCGAAAACCATCTGCAGAGCGAGATTGATCTCTGTGGGGACTATGACAATGTCACGCGGTTTCTTGCCAGGCTTGGCTAGCTCGTCCTTCTCCTTGTGTAACGCGGCGGGATTGTAGCCATTGTCAGCACCCTCCAACCAATCATTGAGCATGTGCATGCTCTTAAGGAGCTCAGGTTTGGGGGTACCATCCGCATTAAACAAGTCGGCCTTCTGGTGATAGTTAGAGAAACACCAGGGGGGACCTGGAGAAGTATCCTTAGGCGATTCCCTGATGGCTTCAAGGAGCGTCTGACGAGGATACGTGGTCTTGCCGTACAGCTCTTCGGCCAACTCCGCACCAAACTCAATCTCCGCAGGGTCCAACACTGTGGCCGGCTTGTCAATACCATCGTATAGGTCTTTGGCAGTGCCGGGAAATCTGGGCAAAACGGCCTCCTTGAGGACCACACCCTCCGAGGCAGCTCGGGCTGCTATCTCAGAGTGGGTCGGTACTGGGGCCAACTCAGTGCGACGTACTGTGCTCTTCGGCTTAACGCCAGGGAAGAAGTCAGTGGCAGGAAATGCCGGGCACCGTGGGACGATGGGGTTGACATAAGCGGACTGCGCCTTAATTTCATTGAACCCCGGCACCACATTCAACATGTCAGACGTTATCGGAACGCCATAGCCTGCGTGGGCGCTGCCGGCGCAATGAATGCCGAACACGCGTTTCGTGACAACGTCGAAATACGGGGCACCACACATTCCTGGCTCCGTGGGATTAGCACCCTGTAGAGCGTAATCAGCATGCATGATGTGCGTAACAGACCCGGCAGTCATGGGGTATGTTATCTTGCCACGCAAGTGGACACGCCCCAAGTCGTGGGTATCATCGGGGAAGATTATGCGGCCATGGTAAGTCCCACCAATGTGGGAATCCGGTACCAGGAAAGGCTCGATCCCCGAACGTGGGATGCCGCAATCGGGGGCTTCCAGGAACAGGTAATCATTGCAGGTGCTAGAGCCCTCCTCGGTGCTACCCGACCGCCACATACGAATGGATGACAGTGGGAACACATGCTCTTTACCACGAACGATGAACGTCACCATGCCCTCACGCGAGATGCCAGTTTCAGGATCACTGTGTTCTGGGAGGCCAAGGAACGAGTGGCTCATGGTCACGGCGGGAGCAAACCCGTCCCGGCTACCCAACAGGTACAGAAGGTATTGTCGCGTCGGTACACAGCCCTCTGGGTGGATGACGATCTCAATCACGTTACGGCGTATGCGACCTTCGATGTCCTCCTCCGCAACGGGGACGGGACCAGCCTGGGGCCTCATAATGCCGTTGGACACGGCAATGGCGCGTATGCGGACCACCTTAAACGGACGTACGAACCGACGCGCCTTACCTCCAGAGTCGTACATAGCATGGGCCGCCTCTGGGGAAATTTCGCCATTGTCCATGAGGCGCCTCGCGCCGTACGCGACAGCAGCGGCGGCACCGAACGCAGCGCATAAGGCCATCCAATGCTTCCGAATGAACCGTCTAGCACGCGATAGCTCTAGGTGTTGGCGACAAACTTGAATGTATTCCCACAACCGCGAAACCACACTGCAAACGTAAGCAATCGTGTCAGATACGAGGCCGACACCGAGTGACATTGTAGGGCGATTCTGGAAGGCCCTGCGGAGCTGAAGCTCAGCAAACCTCACGGGGCCAAGGTTTACTAACTCCAGCCACTCTCGCCAACCTGGTGGCAGATTCCGATACACAGCGTAAACGAACGCGGCAAACAATCCTGCACCAGCTATGATGGGAGCCCACCGGCCTAGAATCACTTCCACAGGGGTGGCGACCACTAAGTTAGACTGGGCGACGATGCCAGCAGAGCGGCTAGTCGGTGTGCGCGGTATGAACCGAGACTGCACAGGCTCTGGCTCTGCACGCTCGGCTGCCAGGGAAGCCTGGACAGACATCTTGTGCTTAATGGACTGGATAATCATACCCAGGAGTTGGGGATAAGTAACCCAAACATCACCAGGCGGCTTGACGAGACCGGACTGTGGCAGAAGGCTGACGATGCGGTACTTGGTAACGCCATGCTCGCGGACGACCTCCACGTCTAATGTCAGCCGTCTATCAACCGCTTCCGGCGCCTCCACGGTTGTAACCAAAGGAACTCCTGGCTTAACGTTGGAGGTACACAGAATCAGCTTGGCATCAAACGGCTGGCCCTTGTCGGTGATGGCTGCGCCTGAAACGAGGAATATCTGCTGTGACACCATATTCAAGAAATCAACTATCTCTTGATTACGCACAGACATGTCCTTGTTCTGGAACACTTCCTGGAAAATGACGATAGGTTGGCGGCAATATCCTGACCAATGTTGATCCGCCACATTGCGGGAATAAGAGGTCCACGGAGTGCCATCTATCCTGTCGCCGATATCCCGAGCAATGCGACATGCGGTGTTATCTTTGCCAGCGCCAGAAGAGCCGCGCAACATGACGCACACGGGTTCCATGCGCGAACCAGACAGTTCCATGGCTGCACGATAAGTCGCCACCTTTTCATTCAACATCCTGAATGTGTCCAAAGCTGAGACGTAATCAGGGTGAGTGTTAAGGCGATCAGGAAGTTCAGCGCATTTGCGCATACATGCTAGCAAGTCAGCTTGCACAACTTCTGCAGTCGCTAGCTTGGACATGCTGGGGTTAGCCATGAGAACCTTGGCGGCGGCGGTCTTATCGCGCAGCGCAGCGATTGCTGCCTTAGGGTCAGCAAAATCAAATCCACAATAACCAAGTATCGGGCGAATGACTGCACGCGCAAAGGCGACGATAGTCTCCAATGATTGTAAAGTCACGCGTACTGCAGCCATAGCCAGGACAAATTGGGGCGTACCCTGAGGGGCCACATATCCGTCATCATCTGGTTCTATGACTACTGGCCCAGAGGAACCTGCACCAGCAGAAGCGGGAGGCTCAGGAGCCGGAGGGGGCACGCCACGGCACCAGCGGGAGAATGATTCCGCTGATCCGAAGCCAATACTGGACATGTACGCCATATATGCTTCTCGCTCCTTCTCCGTCAAAACCGACATGGCTTGCTGATAGAGCAAAGGCAGGGTATCCAAGGACATGGAGTAGCGTGAAGTAGAGCGCATAATGCCGACTATCCAGGTGAGAGGCCAACCGACGTTGATTACGTAGGTAGCTAACCAACAAGGGATGGATTGTAAGAAGACATCCAGCGAGCCATATATGCCCCACCCAACGAGGTTCTTCGCGAAATGGAGCAAGAAAATGGCAGCTGTATGAATGGACTGGTTTTTGAGCGTGCCCAAGAATGGTTTGCGGTTCACGTTGTCAACGAACCACCTTGAGGTAGCATACCAGAAACCGACAATGTCCTCGCCGAGGCTGCTGACACGCAACAAGATAACGGGGATCTCACACCAGCCACCGGTAGCGGTAACGAACGTCCACGATGGAGGGAGACTTATCTCAACGGTCCCATCATATTGCACCTGGTAGTGCGTGAGTATGTACACGAACTGCACCAAAGTGAGGGACTTCTCGCCCAAATTAATGAGACCGCCAGAGTGGGGGACGATGAGCTCACCACAGGGAAGCTTGAACTTGTAGTATGTGCCAGTGTCGCAAATGGACAATTTCCAATATTGGTAAAGGAATTCTATCCACATGTGGAACTGGTTGAAGCCCTTCGACGCGACGTCCATCAAGTTAGAGAAGAAATCGGCTAGATTTCCAGCTAGACCACGTAGCCACTCGGGAACGAAAGAGACGATGTAGTCATAAGCCTGTTTAACCCAGTTCATTGATGGCATGTTATCGCTGAACAACTCGGCAAGGAACTTCCAAGCATTCGCTAGAGCTTCGACAGGACCTCCCTGGGGGAATATATCCTCCTCGGATGATGAGTCATACTCGCCAGGAGCCAGATCCCAGCCCACAGACCTGTGCATGACTTCAGTAGCACGCTTTTCCAGGGCCAAATCGGCTTTCTTGCCATCAGGCAAAACTCCACCAGTAGGCAAGTGATCACGTATGCCCGTCCTGTACTCGAAGGCTATGCGTTCAGCCTCGGCATGTGCACGAGCCACACGAAAAGCACTCTTCTTAGATGTCATGCCGCGGAGCTGCGCCTTGTAAATGACGTCAAACTCCTCGGGGGACACGTGCTTACACACTACGAAATGCTCATGTGTATGGAAATCCTCAAGGCGCTTCGTCATGTCTCGCACAACACGCCAAAAGTAATCCGCATTATGCACATCAGATGGGATACACAAAGTGAACGTACAAAGCGCCTGCACCATATACTTCGTTTTGGTATACCAGGTGGGCGCAGACTTGGACACGGAGACTGAGGCCGGAGAGGAGTCGCCCTCGAGAGTTGAAACGTACCCGGGGGGCACATAACGGTCGGCGTTGATGGCGTCACACTCCAGCTTGAGGTGACGGATCCACTCGGAAACGAGCATAGGGCCCCACTCGGAAGTGCTTAACCAATGCATGGCCTCACGGCCTTGGTTGAACGTGACTTCAAACGCAGAAAACTGGGGGAGGTAAACGGGGAAGATGCGAACCAACTCCTCCGTCTTAGACTTGGTGCGCACACCGACAAATGGGCCGACGCGCCAGGGGGAGACGTCCCCTTCCAAATCATAAGGTAAATGGAAAGTCCCGCCAGGATCTTCTTTGGTAAAGAGACCCATAGGGATGGTCGAACCATCGATGTCCTTTTCCCACGAGTCGACCTTGGGAGGATGACGTGGATGCTTCTCGCGATACTTGGACATGGCAACCATATAACGATTGACCCTATGGTCCGCGGACATGATGGAAGAGATCTGCTCGATTCCTTGCTCAGTCCAAGGGCCGCGATACTGCCGAAGGCAAACTAGCCATATTGGCAGGTGTCGAAGGGTTACTGACGATTCAAGCCCAGTACGGGCTATGATGTCGGCAGTAGGAAGAACAGGAGGCCACGCAATATCGTAGGGGGCCTTGGCTTCTGGGGCCATGCGCCAGGGAGCTACCTTATCGGAGAACTGGAAGGTGTGGAAAATGACACGAAGGTGATGCCAGTTCTTACGAATCTCGCCCTGGATCGCACGAGGGTCAGGGGTGCCAGCAACGGCTGCAATGACATATGCGGCCGACGCACGGGCCACGCCCAGCTTCTTACAAATGTCGTAAACATCTGGAAGGTTCAATTTGCCGCCACGATCTGCCGAATGATCGTCGACATTGGCGGCGATTGCCCCCCTCTCAAAGTTGTACGTGTCAATGATCTCACGCTCAACGCTTGGGGGGACAGGGTAATAGGCGTCCAGGACGCGGGGGTCAAAGGGGCACGGTACGACGCGGAACAATTCACCAGGGTCCATTTTCTTCTCCTTCTTCTTGGAGACTTCATATGAACCCTTATTGTCTCGCACTAGCTTAAGGCCATGACCTTGAAAGCTAGGGGTGCCACCATTCTTGATAAGCAGCATAAAAGCCGCAGACGCAAGCGAGTCCCAATCACTCGGGTCGCCCTCCAATGTCGGGGCGTCAGGGACCGCTTCTTTTTCCCATTCGAATAACGGGATGTCCTCATCAGGGACAGCGCCAGTACCAGCGAGAAAATCGTCCTCCTCGGGGATCGTGGTTCCGCCACATCCAGCAAGGGGCAATTCCTCTTCAGGATCATGATACTTGGACTTCCAAGCCTCCATAGCGGCTTTGCGCTTAGAAATGGGGGGGGCAGCAGATGGCCGGGGAAGCTCAGGTTTGTATACCGGAGCATCTTTGCCTTTTGGTCGATCGGGGAGTCTTTCCTCATACATACCAACGCCTTTGGCATATGCATGGCGTGATTGTTCAATGAACTTGATGGCGCGGGGGTCGTACCCTTTGGTGTTCATGTGGACGGGTTTCTCGTACTCATGAGACATCTCAGATATTTCGCGCTCATATTCATCTTTCTTGGTTGTACCTTTCTTTCTGCGCATAGGCTCGGCGTCAGCTTCGTCACTGGCCCTAGAAGGGCGAGTAACGTTAGCCTTCCTACCTTGGGGCAGGATAACTTCACGGGCGCGCGCAGAGATCAAAAACGTGAGGTAGGGCGCATAAGCTACGAGGTATGACGTCATAGCTGGTTGCGACCGACAGATGCCTTGGAGCTCATCATCAGAGTGCAAAGCGAGAATTGTTCCAACTACTTCCGCAACCATGGGGTAACCACCCATGGTCATCTCGAAAGTTAAGGTATTACCTACCCAGAGACGAAACAGAGAGGAGTCCGGACAACAAGCGCGACATGGCATGCCGCACATGGTGGGGACAAATCGCGACTGCGATGGAAAGCCGGATGCAGCAATGGATGCAATCGGCGAGACGTCGAACACTGAGTGAAACAGCGCAACGGAATGTGGCAGCAACGGAGCCACGTGATCAGAACTTGTTTCTTTCTTTTCGAAATTGACAGCTACTAATCAGACGATAAGCATCATTAAAGAACGAACGATATGGATGTGAAGAC